CGTTCGTCTGTGTCTGGCAGAGTACTTACTTCACCTTCTTCTGTAGCGATGGCGAGTTCAGTCATCGTCTTTTTCCATCCTTTCTGCTGTTTCTATAAGAATATTGTTTGCGATTAGGAGTCCGCGATAGATCCCGCAGCCATATTGGTAGGCCCCGAAATCTTTTGCATTACCTAAAACCGTGTCCTGCTCTATTACTTTCATTTCCTCTCGTATCTTGTCTGAAAGATACTTGAGAAGGTCATTACTCATTTACTCTCCTTTTTTGGAAGGTTGGGGTTTACTACGAAGCCGGAGAAGTTCTTTGTCCCTCTCCAGTTTGATTCTTTCATCATCAGCGGCAGCACGAGTAAGGATTTCTCCTTTTCTAACCTTAACATTCTCATCGTCAGCGGCAGCTTTTATCATCGCATTAGCTTCAGCAATCTTGAGTTGTGAGTCAATCCGCTGGCGCTCGATGTTTTGCTGCTGTGCCTTAAGTTGTGCGTCGGTCTTATCTTTAAGTGCTTTGCGTTGTAGGTCTTGGCCCTTAAGCTGAAGCTCTTGCATCTGCATCTGAATGATGGGGTCTTGCGCTTGTTGCTGTGCCTGCTGTTGTGCAGCGGCGGCTTGGTTTTGTTGGAGCAACTGCTGAGAAGCCTGAGCAACCATCCGAGATAACGCAAACTCAACGTCCTCTGGAATCGGCTTATCCTCTTCAAATGTTGGTATTGGTGCCCCAACTTGTTGCTCAATTTGATTGCGATACATGTACCCAAAGTGCTCGGCGATGTGGGCTTGTAGTGCTGCCATCATCTGCTGTGCCATCGGGTTTTGACCAAGCATCTGTGCAGTCATTGGGTCTTGCATAAATGTTTGGTGGGTTGTGATATGGGCTTCGTGATCTTGATAAGCAAAAGCCTTGAGCGGCTTGCCTTTAAGCACGTCCATATTTTCTGAGATTGGATCTTTCGGTTTCTGGTCATCTACCATCGGCACTAACTTAGCAGCGTTCCTTACTCCAAGAACCTCAAGCATCTGCCGATGTAGGTATGGGAGATCGTAGAGTTGCGGTGCCCCTGCGGCTAACTGCATAACCGCCTGATACTGGACAACTTTTTGACTCATCGTCGCAGCATTAGGATCTGAGACTGGAATCACGTCTACATCATCGTAGTCTGACTGTTTAGCCCGAGGAGGTCCTTCTACCGGCTCATACGAATACTCTTCTGGGGTGTAGTCGCGAATGATGTTTTTCAGGAGTTTGAACTCCTGCTTCATGGCGTAGTGGATGCGGGCCTGTACGGCTGACATCACCTTCAATGTGCGCTCTAATATAGCCAGCGTCGTACCAACAGGAGACTGGGCACTCATGTCGGATACCTTCAGATCCGCTGCACTAGCGAACCTACGACCTTCTTCAACTATGGTGCCCAATAAGGTATACAACACCTGACTCGGCTCCTTATATGGGAGCGTCATGATGTTGTCTTTGATCGTACCGGAGGCTACGTCTACATCACGGAATTCCGCCGGAGCGATTGGCGTATCATCTCCCTTAACCCGAAGACCTTTAGTTTTAAATCCTCCGGGGAGATTCGAGAGAGTGCCTGCGTCAACAAGTTGGCGAATAATAGAAGTACCAGACTTAGCAAAAGCGCCAATGAGATGAATAAGACCAAAAGCATAGAACCCAAATCCCGGGATGTATGAATAATGGACAAAATGATTGCGTTTTTGTTTAGTATCATCATCTGGATTCCAATTGCGACGGATCGCTAAGACAGTTTGTGTACCTTTTTCGATAGTAACAACGTAAGGCAGAGCAATACCCGTTGGCTCACCATCCTCGTCTTTGTCCTCGTAGCCGGGCAGGTCCATGTCCACGTGCATCTCAAGGATCTTGTACCTGTCGTCAGATGAGGCACGGAAGCCCATCTTCTCAGCAATCTTCTTCTCAACCTCGTCGAATGCATCAACTGGATCACCAAGTTCTACATCACGATAAAAGCCTGCTACCTGTAACTTGCGCAGTTCATTTTCAGTCTTACGCATCACATGTGTGACACGCTGCGAAGTCTGGATGTTAGACGCCCCATATGGGACTACAACATCCTCGGCTGGGACAAAGAGAGATACTTGACGCTCAATGCTTGGGTCGTAGTACACCTTCTTGAACGCATTACCCGAAAGCCCCAAGCCCCACAGCATGCGCTCATGCTCTGGGCGGTACTCCACCATTACTTCAGTTAACTGATAGTTCATGTCGTCTTTGACACGAACGGCTGCTTCTTTTTTCTCCGGCGTCTCTTTGCCGATGATCTGAGTCTTAACAGGACCTGCCGATGGAAAGGTCTCCATGATGGTCTCGGCTTGGAACTTGACCAGCGCCTCACTTAATAGTGGGTGATAGACACCGCAGGCTCCGGGCCAAGGCTCCGTCCTATCTTCGATCTTCATGCCCAGCAACTCTAGGCCATCAACGTAAGTCTGCATCCAGTCCTTGCGGCTGGATAGGTCTTCTTCAAACTCACCAAGCAAGTCGCCGCATAACTCTGTCAACTCCCCCTCGTCCATCTCTTCAGCGAGGTTGGCGTTAAAGTCGTCACCGTCTTCATCTGGCTCGATCTCAATCTCAAGCCCACCGGCTTTAATGCTTACTGATTCTGGATCTTCAATCTCTATCTCGATGTCTGGTTCTGTAGCAGCCATCATCTCTTCGAGATCTAAACCCAGTGGGGCCTGCCCTAGTGCTTTATCAATTGCCATATTCTGTCCTTAGTAATAGCCCTCGAAGTGCCTTTTAAACTGCGGAGTTTCTTCAGGCTCATCTAAATTAGTGCGCAAATACCCACCCTTGCGGAATCTCATCAACGCGAGGGACACGCTGTCAACGTAGTCATCATGCTCGCCTGCCGGAAAAGATGCAACCTCATCAATCACTTCTTCAGCCCATTGGGAGTTCGGTGCCCACACTCTACCAGACGCAAATAGGTCTGAAACTGCATTTAGACGACTAATCTTGTCGTTACCCTTGCTCGGCGTGAACTCCTGCACAGGTATCCCCATAGACCGCATCTCATATATGAGGGGCGCCCCAGAAGCCTTTTTCTCAATAATCACGCTGTCCGGATCCCACTCTTTATATTGCTCAATAGCCACCTGTTTTAGCCTTGGGAACTCCATCCGTTCCCGAAAAGCGTTCAAAAGTATGATGTTTGCCTGTGGTAATCCTGTCTCATCCGGGTGATAAAACACCCCCCAGTGGGTCAGGGCGCTGTAGTCGGAGCGCTGGCTCTTTTCAAACGCCGTGTCCCAAGCCATAAGGGTAAAGTCGCAGTGCGGTGGGTCGTCTTCTTCCCAAATCTGCCACCATTCCCGCTTAACTATGGCTGAACTCTCGGAAACGGGGTTCTGCTGGTACTGCGCCTGCCACTTGCTGTTAGGAAGTTCCTCTTTTAGGGCGGAAAGTTCCTTTAATGACCAAAATTCAGGCCAAAGTGGGTTGCCAGACGGCAAAAGGGCCGGAAATTCGATGACTTCCCACTCATCCCCACCCCTTTGGGCGGCACTCTTGAGTACCTGACCCGTCAGATCCCTCTTAGACCACCTCGTCATCACTATTACGATAGACCCACCCGGCTGGAGACGCTGCCGTGGGCCTGATGTGTACCACTCGTAGGTCTTGTCGTAGATGTCTGGGTTGATTTCGGCTAGGGCTGCTTCTTGTTCCGAGTGAGGGTCGTCAATAATAAGGAGGTCCGCGCCTTTACCCGTGACAGCACCTCCCACACCGATAGCAAAATAGTCTCCCCCAGCGTTAGTCGCCCACCGCCCAGCAGCTTTAGAGTCCGCTTGTAGCTCAACCCCAGAAAATACTGACTTATAGACTTCTTGATCGACAAGATTTCGCACCTTTCTACCGAAGCCAACGGCTAACTCGGCTGTGTGGGAGGTCTGGATGACCTTTTTACCCGGATAATTACCTAAAAACCAAGCTGGAAGCAGGTAGGAGGCAAACTCAGACTTAGTGTGCCGGGGTGGCATGTTGATAATTAGCCGCTTTAAGTTCCCACGGGCTACCCGCTCAAAGGCACGGGCCATCTTGGCATGGTGTCTGCCGGAGATAAACGAAGGCCATACCTTATGGACAAACTCCATAAAGTTCGTTTTGGCTTTTTCCTGCTCCGCTATCCTCTCGTACTGCTCTAACTGAGAGAAAACCTTACGCTTTTCGGCGTCAGGCAGGCTCGGAAGGATCGCCAATAGGCTCTGTAACTCCTGTAGCGTCGGGGCTTGCATCAATTTCCTCGGGCTTAACGCCCAGTTCTGCTTCTAAGTCGTCAACAATTGGCTCTACGTCTATCGTATTCGAGTGAATCAGGCGGCGTACCTTATCGCGGATAGCCTTCTCCAAGTCTTCGCTGGTCTTATGGATAACGGTGACCTCGGACTTCTCTGAAAACAGGCCCACATCTTGGATCTTGCCAAGCAGTTCTAGAGCCTTGAGTTCGTACTTGGTATCCCCGCAGTCCGCCAAAAGGATAAGTTTGTTAGTAATTACTGTCCGTAACTGGACTGCATCGGCAACCACTTGGTGGTCGTAGGCTTTCAGCATGCCGCCGACCCTAGCAGCGATTTCGGGAGTATTTAGATCCACCGGGAGGTTTTTGTTCTTCCCGTTCTGGGTTAACTGGGCAAAGAGGGCATTGGCCTTTTCTTCGTCCTCGGGGGTCATGTCAAACCCCATGCCTAATTCTTGCAAAACCATCGCCGTCGTCGAAGACACCTCGACTGCTTCGCGTGCCGAGTCTGGCACGTCGTCGGTCTGTTTGTCTGGCAACGCTACAGCGTTATCCGGTGTTATCTGTATCGACATGTAATGGGCTGTTTGTGGCTCCAAGTTGTGCGGGACTATAACACAACAAAATAAAGATGTGGGGGACTTGGAAAACCTCCATCGTCAAAGAGGCGCCCCCACAAAAATAATATACCCCCCGGGGGCTTAGAAAGCAAAAAGGTAAGGGGGGTGTTTAACTAGAGGACTTAATCCCCCTAGCGGCAAAATTTACCTAGGGGGTGGGGGTCATTCTGTGGACGTGGTATTGACAGTGCAAAACACTGTGTATGTTGTTAGGGTTTGCGTACGAGTATGTTTATGGGGGTACCCGAGTAGTAGGGGTTGACGTACGAGGATTGAGTTGCCGGTAGGGGGTCACAAACTATCGTTCGAGTATTGATATGACGGTAGTCGATTCGATTTTTGTTTTTGGCTTTTGATTCTCGCGAATGGCGTGTCTGCGCTCGGCGTGGCTACCTGCGCTCGGCGTGGCTACCTGCGCTCGGCGTGAGATCCCCGCGAAAAAATAACACCATGTCGCTGATTGTGGTATACTGTGTTCATTGGT